AGAAAAGAAAAAGCCTTAGTTAGAAGACAATCTAAAAAAGGATATGACTTTTATAAAGTAAATAAAGCGGAGAACTTGTTATGGAATGATTTATTGAGAACTGCTAAAAATAAAAACGGGTATTTTACATTTAAAGGAGAAGCTCCTGTTAAAGGGGAATATTATAATAAAGTAGCTACTGAAAATTTTGTTCTTGTAGATAAAAAAGGAAATGAATTTAAATATTCTACTCTTTCGGATGATATTACAAAACACAGTGGTTACAAACTTGAAGATGTTTTAAGGCCTTATAAACAAAAAGAATTTTTAGCGACAGAAGGTTTAACTAAAGAATTAAATAAATTAGCCGGTTATAAACTAGGATCTAGCAAAAGTGTGTTTCATACTCAGCATATTGAAGGCATTGACAAAAATCCATGGAAAGTTCATTTAACTTTTGGAGAGCAAAATATTAAAGAAGCTGCATTTAGAAAATCTTTTAATGCAGATTGGAAAGCTGCAACATATGTAGATGAGAATGGAAAAACTAAAATTAACTACACTAAAGCAAAGTCTGCAGTTAAAAATTATTACAAATCTTTAGGACCGGATATTGTTGCACAAATTGGTAAAAAACCTAAAGGTGAAATAAAAACTTTAATTAATCTTTTGGATAAAACAGGAATTAAATTAACCGACCTTCAAAAAACAAAAGGATTTACACTCGGAGCAAATTTAGCAAACGTTGATGCAGACATGTTTGATTTTAGAAAACTTCCAGATGACGTTAGACATATTGCAGACATAACTAAAAAATACGCAGCGCAATCTCCTAAAGTTTTAAGCGCTTTAAAAAAAGTAGGAGGTTTTGGAAAATGGACAGGACTCGCTTTAGCCTCTGAACCAGCTTTTGCTGCACCATTCGCAGAATATGGGTATAAAATGGGGGACTCTCCAGAGAGAATATTGGGTGATGCAACATTTGGTTTATTTGGTGAAACTGAAAAAGAAGAATTAAGAAAAGCAACTGGAGAGTTGGGTTATGCTACTAAACAGATAGACAATTATGCCTCTACTTTAAAAGCACTGGAAAAAAAATACCATTCTTTTAATGACCAGAATGATCCAAGAGGGAAAGGAAGAAAGATAACCGAAAATATGTACAACAATACTCAAGGTAAATATAGTAAAGCTTATAATATGTTTGTAGATGATCAGGGAGAATTTGATAAAGGTAAGTATGATCAAGCTCTTAATAACTATACTGCGGGATTAGTTCAAGTAGATAAATTTAAAAAACAAAAACAAGATGAACGAGTTGAACAAGCCGGAGGATATGAGAATATTCTTCAAGAACAAGAAATTAGAAATATAAAAGGCTATGCAGATGGCGGAAAAGAAAATCCAACACTTGTAAAAAACATGAAACATGTTAAATGGAATGCTATTCCACCTTTAAAAGGACCTGATCCTAAAGGGTTGCTTAAAGATAAAAAACAAGATAAACCAATACAGGAGAATAAATATGGCAGATATCGATAAAGGTCTCCCTAACGTTAAACGACCCGACGAAGAAGTTGCAGAGATCGTTAACTTACAGGAAGAGACACCTAAAGGACCAGTAGAGATCACAGAAGATGAGATGGGAGCAACCATCGATTTTGATCCTAATAAAATTGACATGCCTGATGAAGGCGATCCTTTTGCCAATCTAAATGATTTACTCCCTGAAGACATAACAGATAAAATTGGTAATCAATTACAAAACGATTACAGAGAATATAAAACTTCCCGTGCAGATTGGGAAAGAGCTTACATTGTTGGTTTAGATTTGTTAGGATTTAAATATGATAATAGAACCCAACCCTTTCAAGGAGCATCTGGTGCAACTCACCCGGTACTTGCAGAAGCGGTTACGCAGTTTCAAGCGCTGGCATATAAAGAATTATTACCGGCTGATGGACCTGTAAGAACCATGGTCATGGGTGCGTCGAACCCGATGAAAGAGCAACAGTCTCAAAGAGTTAAAAATTTCATGAACTACCAGTTGATGGATCAAATGAAAGAATACGAACCTGAGTTTGACCAAATGTTATTTTATTTACCCTTATCAGGTTCTACATTTAAAAAAGTTTATTATGACGATTTACTGGGACGAGCTGTTTCAAAGTTTGTTCCTGCAGATGATCTTGTTGTTCCGTATACGGCTACCTCATTAGACGATGCGGAAGCGGTCATCCATGTATTAAAAATTTCCGAAAATGACTTGCGTAAGCAACAGGTCGCAGGATTTTATTCAGATATTGAACTCACTAAACCTCAAGGTACAATTACCAATGAGTTAAAAGAAAAAGAGAGAGAAGTAGAAGGAGTTACAAAATCCCAAAGAGTCGAACCTATGTATACAGTTCTAGAATGCCACGTTAATCTAGATCTAGAAGGATTCGAAGATGTTGGTGCCGACGGAGAACCAACCGGAATAAAATTACCTTACATCGTAACAATCGAGGAAGGTAGTAGGAAAGTTTTGTCTATTAGACGAAACTTTGCGCCCAATGATCCAAAGAAAATAAAAATCCAATATTTTGTCCATTTCAAATTTCTGCCTGGACTAGGATTTTATGGTCTTGGACTCATTCATATGATTGGCGGCTTGAGTCGTACTGCAACTGCGGCTCTCCGTCAGTTACTAGATGCTGGAACTTTATCAAACTTACCAGCCGGATTTAAACAAAGAGGTGTCAGAGTAAAAGATGACGCCGCTAATATACAACCTGGAGAATTTAAAGATGTTGACACTCCGGGTGGTAATCTAAAAGATGCATTTGTATTTTTACCTTACAAAGAACCCTCACAGACTTTATTGCAGTTGATGGGAATTGTAGTTCAAGCAGGACAAAGATTCGCGTCCATTGCTGACATGCAGGTCGGGGACGGAAATCAACAGGCCGCTGTTGGTACGACTGTCGCTCTTTTAGAACGTGGTTCAAGAGTAATGTCAGCAATCCATAAAAGACTTTATGTAGGTCTTAAACAAGAATTTAAATTACTGGCGAAAGTGTTTGCTCAGTATTTGCCACCTGAATATCCTTATGATGTAGTAGGTGCTGCAAGAAATGTTAAAGTAACGGATTTTGATGATTTCAATGTCTCAAAGAATAGGTATGGCTCAAACACAATTACAATTAGCTCAATCCAATCCACAAATGCACAATATGTATATGGCGTACAGAAATATGTACACGGCAATAGGTGTAAAGGATATTGATAGAATTTTACCACCGCCTCCACCGAATCAACCTAAAGATCCGGCGATCGAGCACATTGATGCATTGGGTATGAAGCCTTTTCAAGCGTTTCCTGGTCAAGACCATAGAGCTCACGTAACAGCTCACTTATTTTTTATGGCAACTAACTTTGTTAGAAACAATCCAAGTATCACGGCTGCATTAGAGAAAAATGTATTAGAGCACATTTCTTTAATGGCTCAGGAACAGGTTCAATTAGAGTTCCAACAAGAGATGCAAATGTTGCCACAACTGCAACAACAGGCTACTCAGAATCCTCAAGCTCAACAACAGTTTCAACAAATCTCTCAAAAGATAGAAGCTAGAAAAGCAGTATTGATTGCAGATATGACTGAAGAGTTTATGAAGGAAGAAAAAACAATTACTTCTCAGTTTGATCATGATCCATTACTTAAATTAAAACAAAGAGAAGTTGATCTTAAAGCTATGGAAGAAGAACGTAAGATAAAAGAAGATGAGGCTAGAATCAATTTAGATAAAACTAAATTTTTAAAAGGCCATCAGGTTGCTGAAGAAAAACTTGAACAAAATGAAGAATTAGCACATTTAAGAGCAGATACATCAATTGAGAAATCATTGATATCGGCTGATGTTAAGCTAACTTCAGATAAAATGAAAGCTAAAGACGTTAGAACCTTGAAAGGTCCGCGTAGTTAGGTTATATAAACGTAGGAGAAAAATATGAAAATAACAAAACCAGTTGGAGTAAATAAAGATGGTTACGCTAGTGGCGGAGTTGATATAAAAATTCCTTCTCAAAATATCCATTTAGATCCAAGATCTAAATCGAGTATCAGAGGAAGAAATTATATTGCTCAAGGTGACACAGTAACTGTTAAAGGTACGAAGACTAGAAAACCTGTAAAAGCTACCTGGTTCTAATATGTGGTTTGGAGCAATAAAGTTAGCTCTTAACGCTGGGACTCACATTTACAAAAAGCGTCAAGAGACAAAGATGGCTATGGCTGATGCACAACACATGCATGCGCAAAAGATGGCCAGCGGCGAGGAAACTTACCAGGGCAAACTTTTAGAATCGAGAGACAAAGATTATAAGGACGAGGTCGTTTTAGCGATTCTCACATTGCCAATTGTGGTACTTGCCTGGGGAGTCTGGTCAGATGATCCGGCGGCTATGACTAAGATAAATCTTTTCTTCGAACATTTCAAAGCACTCCCGTCGTGGTTTACGAATTTATGGATTTTAGTATGCGCGAGCATATTTGGTATAAAAGGTACACAAATATTTCGTGGTGGTAAAAAATAAGAAA